GCCGGTCGGGTGAGAAAACCCAACCATCGTAGAGCACCAAGAATAGCCACAACCGACGCCACCCAAGTTGGCCAATATTGAATAGGAAATTCCAAAATCGCAGACATGCCGAGACCCCTCTCGTTGGCAGTATCGGGGGAGATGTCTCCCCCTTTGATGCGTTATGCGGTCGGTGCAGTAGGCGGCGTCGGCGATGCTTCGGCGATCTGCTTCAGAAGATATTCGGCGTATGCTTCCGTGTTGGCGTTGTTCGCCCCGATCAATCCAAGGTGGTTCACAGCGGACAGAATGGCCAGCATGACGCCCGCAACCGTGCTGATCGTGTGCATGGCGTCGGCTCCGAAGCCAGTGCTCCCCGCGCCAGCCAGAAGCGCCCCGAGGATGACGCTCATCATGTTGCTCCTGGCCGCGCCAATCGGCGTAGTGATGCCAGCCGCAGGCGTACCGGGCGCGTCCTTCGGCAACACGGCGGTGATCACGGAAGTGAGGATGGAAAGCGGGTTCATGCGGATGGTTCCTTTGGTTGATTTCGTCGGCGCGCTGTTGGGTGCGGTGGTCGGTTTTTTGGCCAGTCCTGGCCCACTGGCTCCCAGCGGTGCGCTGCTGTTCTGTAATGGCTTTTTACTCTCGGCGCCGGGTTTTGCGCCCAGCTCAGGCCCACCGTCAGGCCAGCGGAAGCATAGCACCCTGGATCTTGGGAAGCATTCGATACTTACGACGCCAGACGATCCTTGATTGCCGCCAACGAGCGCAACCGTGTCGTCGTCGAAGCAGTTCACGAAGCCAACGTGACCTTCTGATGAATGCGGCGATCCGCGCCACAGGACGGCGATGCAGCCAATCTTTGGGGTTCCAAGATGCATGCCATAGCCGACGTAAGATCGCGCCATTAGGCTCCCAGACGGCTTGTAGCCAGCACGCTGGAGCATCGCCCCGGCGAACGCCGCGCACCATGCCGTGTCTGAACCGCCGATCTCTGGATGCCCTGCCTCTCGGAATAGCTTTAGGATCTCCGCATCGTCGCGGCCCTCCCTTATCCCGAGTTCCTTTCGGGCTTCGTCATACCATGGATAGTTGGACATTTTATCCCTGTGCGATTTGGTTTCCGATTGTGTTTAGTGCTTCTTCTATTCTCTTGAAGTACACTTCCCATTCTTGACGCACAACACCTGTGTTAGGGTCAACAACCTGACGATTTACTGGCCTAGATAATGTGATTGGTTGTCTTGACACTGATATAATTGAGTTGGCAATCGCAGGCAAATATACATGCACAAACTCACATGTATCTATGTTTATATCCGTAGCAGGTATTATTTGGTTGTAAGTGTGTGCAAAAGCACCAGATTCCATTATTCTTAATATTGATATACTTAAGTTTCTGTAAGAATGCACAAAAGATTGTGCGCTAACAGATAACGGATAATCATGTATTTGAGATGTAGTGCTATTATACGAATGCGAGAATGCCGCAGACGAAGCTGGCAGTTGCACAGCCCTATCAAACGATACAACCAGTATTCCACCAGAACCAGCGGCACCAGAGCCAGCGGAAGAGCCGCCTATATACCCTCCTCCGCCACCACCACCACCACCATACCCACCTGCTACGTGACCATTGGCGCCATTCCCACCACCTGCGGCGCCACCTCCGCCTCCGCCACCACCACCACCACTCCCATATGTCCCACCAAACGCCGTGTCCATGCCGCCTGGACCGCCAACATGGGCCGTCCCAGAAGACACGCCATTACCACCTCCGCCACCTCCACCTGATGTTCCTGTCCCACCGTTTGCAGATCCTCCACCTGATCCACCTGTGCCGTTACCTCCTGCCGTACCAGTGGCAGAACCGGACCCTACCGCTCCACCAGAGCTTGATGACCCACCATTTGATCCACCTCCTCCACTGCCTCCGTATGATCCCGCCCCTAAGGAACCACCGTTCTGACCTGATCCACTGGGGCCAGCCGAGCCCCCTCCTCCAGACCCACCCCTTCCTGATCCTTTTGCCCCTCCGTTCCCTCCAGAATATGCTGTAACTCCGACGCAGCTCGCTGCTGCGCCGCCTGTAGTACTCGATCCTCCTTTAGCAACTATGCCATCAGATGAAGATCCGGGAGCGGAATTTGATGCTTTGTTTAGCCATGTATCACCAGCAGCACCTCCAGCAGAACCTACAGCACCTATGCTATAATATACAGTTGTTCCAGCAGTAACAGAAATTGATGTGTTTTCAGAGTATGCACCTCCAGCACCTCCGGAGCCACCAGAACCATAACCTCCATTTGCTCCGTTTACTCCGCCTCCTATTCCCTTAGCAGAAATAGACGTAACACCATCAGGGACAACGAAGCTACCACTACCGCTAGTGTATATTGTTGTTGTGGTCATGGTAACCTCCACTTATTAAGTGCACGAAAATATTCCGTTTGTCCCGTCAAAGTTAACGGTGAATGTTTCAGTATTCGCCAGCGTGATGGAAGAACCGTAATCATACCACCCTATCAGTGGACCAGCCGCAGGAGTGCTATTCCGCATCGTGATATACCGGAAGGGGCCGATACCTGCAGCCGTCGCGGTCCACACAATCGGAGTCGTGCTGATCAGCTTGTAGGTTCCGCTCGTCTGCGTTGAACTGGCGATTGTGATCGTGGCGCCTCCCGCAGTGTATCCGCCAGCGGTTCCTAGGTCATTGCCGCTGATGTCTGCCCAAACCGAATTCGTCGCCACGGTCGCGGTGTTCGACAGGCTGATCTTGAGCGTTCCGGATGATAGGTTGTGCACGCCGTTGTGGATGTCAGCCACGAATGCATTGCACTTGTTGAGAGCAATCGCCATCTGTTACACTCCCATCTTAACGTTGCGCGAACTCAGGATCTGGGAAAGCGCAGCCGCTTCCGCCTCGATACCTGGGAGTGGCATTTCCACACTTTGAATAGACGCGTGAAGTTCAGCAAGCTCTGTTTCTCTCTTGCGCCATAGGTCTTCATATTTCTGGCGAAGCGGTCCAGAAACATTGATTATTGACGCCTTTTGCGCCTCAAGTTCGGCAAGACGCGAGGTGTAAGTATCTATGAAGTCATGCATCGGATGGTCCCTTTATAGGTAGCTTATGCAATACATCATCGATATATTCTGAGGAACATTTCGTGTTCCTCCACTTGATGCTGTTGTGATATTATGAGTGTGAGTTGCTGACTCTACCGATGTTGTTGCTGTACCTATTGTAACGGAGCCACCTGAAACTTGGTAAGCGTAACTACCGGAATTTATTCCTCCTACTGTATGCGTATGTGTAGCACTCTCTGTACCAGTTGTTCCAGTATGAGTATGAGCTAGATTAGATGCATCTTGATAAATTCCTGCACTTCTGCCATCGTCCGCTAGACCTGTTCTATCATGAGCCCAACCGACTATGTACATTTGCCTAATATCTGGAAGCCTAAATGTTGTTGTCCCATTTCCTGTAGAAAAACAACCATATGCTTTATTAGTTGTCCAGTCTGCATCGGATACTATTGTTCCGCTTGCTTGTGCGTAAGTCCACAAACCAGGATATGACGCCCTCAAAACAAGCTGACCAGCGCATTCGAGCCATCCAGTTGGAACTGTCGTGCCAACAAATGGAACAACCATCCCAACCGTAGTTGGTACGCCTGCTCTTGCCGCAAGGTCTGTAAGACCTGATGATAATGGCTGGAAACCAGCTTCTACTTGCGAAAGATTTACAGCGTCAGTGCCCAACGTTCCAGTACCCAGCGCCGTGATTTTGTTTGTCCCGGCGTTCAGGTTCCCTGTTGCAGCGTTGGAGCCGTCCTTCAGTAAACAAGCGTTGATGCCCGTCGCCAAGTCCTGATCGTGCGCGTCGTGCGAACTGGCAAGGATGCCGACAAGCGCGGCTTTGGCCTGCTGCCAAACCGTCGTCCCCGTCCGCGTCCCATCCGTCCGCGTGAATAGCCCTGCTGACCACGGCATTACATCACCCCTCCACCAATTGAGCTTGCGGGTACGATATTCGCGCCCCAGCCAGCCGCCTGTCCTGGGGTCTGGTTTGCCTTGCCCATGAGCGCCTGCATCAACCTCATGGACGTTGGGTTAGAAAGCATGGCCCCCAGTCCTCCAGAGCCTCCAGGTTGAGGCGCAGCGCCTGAAACCGGGCCGTTCTGATATCCGCCTTGTCCTGCCGTTTGCGGGTTTACCGTTGGGGATGTTGTTCCTCCATGCGCTGAAGCCAGCCGCTGGATTGTTTCATTCATCATCGTCCTTACCGGAGAATTGTTGCTCCACATAGTCCCCTGAGCACTCCCATGCTGGAATACTGGCTGTGTCGTCGCTGGCACTGCTGATGCTCCACCGGGTGTCCACTGGCCATTTTGATAAGTCAGTGGAGCGGAAGGGGTGTAGGCGCTCGGGGTGCTGGATGATCCGTTTTTCACTGGCTTGCTCCTTGGCCAAGTAGGGCCTTTATCATCTGGTCATATGGCAGTGCGGGTTGCTGAGACTGCTGGTAAGCGATGGGCGTGGTTCCGTAAATGTCCGCCTGAGGAAGTCCCGCAGTCATGCCGGGTGGAGTGCGCGCCCCCGCGCCTTGCTGCGCCGGTATCGTCTTGAGCATATCGATGGGCGTGGCTGGAGGCATTGCCGGAGCCGGTTCCTTTGCAACATACGACACATTCGCAGGCGAAGCTGTAGGCGCAGTTTGCGCAGTGGTCGGCGGAGTCACTGGAGCCGGTGTTTCCTGGTTATGTGGCGCCCCCCTCTTCGCATAGTCAACAAGATAATCCTGCATATCCAAAGGATGGACGTTATACTTCTTGGAAAGATCAATCATCTTGTCAGTATTGAACGTTCCTGCTTTATTATCTATTAGACTTTGAAGCTCTTCATTTGTTGGCTTCGAAGTCTGCGCAGCAGTGTCGGACTTAACCCCAGAACCTGAATTCATGTCGTTTATCATACGCTGAACGCTGTTCAACTTGAACTGGTAATCAGCCTTGCTCGTGGCGTTCGATAGATTTCCGATTGCGTCGCTGATCGATGCCCGCTCGCTTTCGGTCACCTGCCCTTGCCCTTTCATCAAAGGACGGGCGACAAGCAGATTTAGCCGCTGCTGTGTCGCGGTGATGTCGTCGCGCGCGGACCATGCCGGGTTCTGCGGATCATAGGCGCGAACCGCTGAGTTGATCGGCTCCATCATGTTGCCACCGATGGGGCCCCACGGCGTCGGAACGTTTATGTTCGCGTGCCGCTGGTTGATGCGCAAGGCGTCGCCAAATCCTGGGGTCTCAGACAGTTTGCGAGCGTCGGCGATCACCCCGCTGACGCCCTCTACCTGCTGGCGAGCTTCAGCCTGGGTGTCGGCCTTCTTCTCTGCGAGCTTGGCGCGGGTGTCTACCTCAGATTTGTTCTCGAAGATGGGAGTTCCCGAGGCGTCGTACAGGAAGCCAGCGCCGCCCGGAGCGAGCTTTTGCACTTGGTCAGCCGGAACCTTCGGGACTGGCGGGCCAACCGTGTATCCAGGAGGAATTGCCGGGGCCGCCGTCGGCGCGCCTTGTGCTGGCGTTGCTGGCTGAGGTTCCGCCAAAGGACGCCCGGTCACCGGGTCGAGCTGAACAGTGTTCTTCATGCGGATCGGGACAGGCTCACTTCCGCCAGCCGCTGGAGCCGCCAATGGGTACGCTGGCGCTCCAGACGTGGCAGGCGTAGGCGCTGCTGTCGGCTGTTCTCCAAGCGTGTCCTCAGCGCCAACAGAAGGCGCTGGAGCGGCCATGGCAGGCTGCGCTGATGAAGGAGCGCGGGTAACTGGCGCTGGCGCTGCTGGAGCCTGTGGCGTCGATGCTGCCCCCGCCGTGTGCATGGAAAGAGGCTCGTAAGCGCCCTTCCCCCCACGCGAGTTTATGGCCTCTGGGTTCCATACCTGTTGCGGTCCCGGTCTGCCGTAGGCGTCGGCCGGTCCGCTTATGATGGTTGGCGCGGACTTCGGAGCATTGGCCGCCGCGATCATCTCAGCGCCCTTTTGCATCAGCGCCGGGTTGCCGCTCATCAGCATGGCGCGCCCCATCGACTCCGGTGAACTCGTCCCCGAGAGCAACTTGGCGAGCTGTGCATTGTACTCGTCAGCGCGTTTCTGCTGCTGGTGCTGCATGACCCCGGCTGAAAGGATCTGCGCCATCTTTCCAATAGTCGTGCCCCATCCCGGCGCCGTCGATGGCGTCATCCCGCTTTTCATCAGCTCTTCGGCAAGCTTCGAATTGTCGGCTGGAGCAGAAAGCGGGCCGTTCGCCGTGAGCGTGTCTCCTCCCATCCCCCCCGCGAGGGTGTCGTTGCTCGATCCTCCAGAAACAGCCGGAGCCGGGCCGCCGCCCATTGGCGCCTTGGCTTCGGCAGTCGCCCCAGTAGGGACAGGAGCCGCTTCATTTGCGGACGCCACTAGACCGGGCTGCGTTGCCACTGACGGAGAAGACGGGCCGTTGCCCATCCCGAGCTTCTTGTCCCACCCCCCCGTGAAATCGCCGCTCGTGACCGTATCAACGCCTCCTGGAAACTGCGCCTTCATTTCAGGCGTCATGTTCCCCCAGATTGCCTTTTTGGCGATGGCTGGCGAGCTGTAATATTTGGCGACGTTCTGCCAGGCAATCCCTTCAGGGTTTGCAGCGTGGGCAACCGCCCCGGCTGGCCCCTGTTGGTGCTGCATGTAAATGTCGATCGGTGTTGGCGCGCGCCCCGTCTTCGCCTGGAAGCTCTGGCTTTCGGCCGCAACCTTCGCCGCAAGGGCGTTCGCGTTTGCGTTCGCGTCCCAGATGTTGCCACCCTTGCCGTACTTCGCCCACTCTGCATCAGAGAACTGGCCAAGCCCCTTGTATTTTCCAGTCTGCGCAAGCGGGTTGCCGCTGCTCTCGATCTGGACGATGCGCTTCAACAGAGCCGGGTCGACGCCGTGCTTCATCGCCGCGTCGGTGATCTGCGCGTCAAGCTGTGCGCCAATTGCCATTATGCTTTCCTTTCAATATCCATTGACACTGGGCCATATAACGCTATATGGTCCCCTTCAGCTTTTACGGAGGGCAATGGCGTTGATAGACAAGTTCACATCCAGAATAGAAAAGTTACACGGTGAAGACGCATGCTGGGAGTGGACAGGTCCACTTAATCATAGCGGATATGGACGATATTACAACTCTGTAAGGGGAAAGCGAGAGGGCGCGCACCGCGCGAGCTACCGCTTTCACTTTGGCAGCTTTGACGAGTCATTTGAAGTACTCCACCAATGTGATAACCCAAAGTGCTGTAGGCCAGACCATTTGTTTCTAGGTACGCAAGCTGATAATATGAAGGACATGGCTGCTAAAGGACGTGGTACAACTGGGAAGTCTCCTTGGATAAAGGGAAGGAAAGCATCACCTGAAAGTGTCGCCATTCGCAGACCTAAGCTGATGAAATACATCCATATTGTTACATTACCTACAGGAGAAGTAGTAAGGCCAGTAAGCCTAAACGAGTTCTGCAAGCTTAATGGCCTTAGTGTGCCCGCTATGTATAAGGTTGCAAGACGCGAGGCTAAGAGCTATAAAGGTTATTTAGTTGATCGTTTACCGTTATAATCTTCTGTTCTAATTTCCAGAGCCTTGATGGCGGCAAGCATATGGCCCATCATGTCGCCTAAGTCAATCATATGACCATCTCCACCGAAGTTTTTACTCCAATCTTGCGCCATCGGACCGACTCTGCTTTCTGGCAAACCGTATTCCTGCTTGGGTCCATCCTTATAATCATAGCTGTCCACAGGTAAATCACGGAATTTCAGAAGTATACTTTCACCGTCTGCCGGTTTTCTATTCTCTTTCATATTCTCGTCTGAGAACATCATTGCCATCATTGCCAGAGATGCAGCGCCTTGAGCAAGTCCAGCGTTCTGTTGCTGCTCTTGGTTATATGCAGCCATCTGATCGTTGTAGCTCTGGTACACGTTCCCGCTTACATTCGTCGGGGCGATCTGCGAAGTCGGCGCTGTTGGAGTTGTTGACCGGCTGAGCAAGCTAGATGTCGGATTGGCCGAAAGCATGGCGACCAAGTTCTGATACGGGATTTGGTTCTGCTGTACGGCCTGCCCAAACAGAGTGTTTTGCTCGTTGGCGCCCTGAACCTGTGCCTGTGCCGCTGCCTGCCCAAGCGCCTGATTTTGGTTGCGCTGCTGCGCGCCCTCTGCGGCAGTGCGAGCTTCAGACCCAATCGGAAGTCCTCGGCTGTCGAGCTGCTGTTCAAGCTGGGTGTGCTGCTGTTCGAACTCCGGCTTGAGCCATCCGGCCATTGCCTGATAAGCCTGATTTCCAACATCGTTGGCCGTTGGCGCGTTGATGCCGCCCGTGTTCAGGTTGTTCATCAGCTCGCCAGAAATGCCAGTCAGCCCCGCGCCGGTGGCTTCCTGCCCACTGAGCAAATACTGAAGCTCTGGCGTTAGGCTCGTGATGGCGCTCGTCGGCGCGCCGCTGGCGTCCCTTCCGTATGTGGTCGATCCATACGGATTGTAGGTGTCCGGGGAATTTAGAGCGGACTGCCTTTCAGCGGTTGCAATATTCGATTCAGTTTGCGCCTGAGATACCGCATAAGGATCAGGTGCAGCCGGTGCATCTCCGCCTTTGCTCATGTCTTCACCCTATCCATTTGCATTCATCCCTAAGCATTCCGTAAAGTATTGAGTCCTTTCCAGGATCACGAGATCCACGAATGCAACCCTCCATTACGAAACCAAGCCTCTCAACTATCTTCCTAGATATCGTGTTGGACTTTGCTATTATGCACGTTATTCTGTGGCATCCCAATTGGTTGAACGGATATTCAAACCATGTGCGCAAGTTCAAGCGCGTCAACCACGGACCACTTCCAGCGGCGGCGAGCATCACATTACCACCATTTGGAGTTCTGGTAATGTCATAGAACACGAAACCGCCAAGCAAATTTCCCTCTTTGTCGATGGCCCCCAAAGCCTCGTACTTCTCCGTTATTGGGGTTCCATCGCGCACCATGGCGTTGACGAATGCGCAAACTCTCTCACGATCACCAGCCAATATCATATCGGCCCCGCTGGCTTTCCAAGCACCTCTGTCGAGTACCACTGAACATCATCAGCCGTGGAATAGGTGCGCATCACCGGCGACGCGGCGCGCCCCTTGCCCGCGACGCCAATCCACTTTGGCTCTGAAACTGGCTGATCGGACCAATCGCTGTCCCACGGGCTGTCCCACGGAGTAGACCCGCCGTGTGTCCCAATGTCGTATGTCGCTCCTGATATTTCGGTGTTTGTGAAATCTGTGTCTATTGCGACTTGAGCGCTTAGTAGCCCAGCAGAGAACACGTTCGGCTTAACCCTGCTGTAAATCTTGTTTATGCCTGGAGAACCAAAGTAACTAAATCCAGGTCTTGCCAACGTTGATATCTGATTTGCGCCATCAAGTCCGCCAGCATGGACGTAAACATTCCCGTCAGACTCAGAACCAAAGTATATAGTTGACCCTACCTCTTCCATTGAAGCAATCGCCAAATCTTGATAAGTAGTCCATCCTTGGTTCCTGGTGTTGAACACATACTGCTTCGATGGCGTTAACCCGTTCGGGATGTTGAAATATAACAACCCATTGATGAATTTTCCGAACCATCCCGAATTTGAAGAATATGTCTTATAGTCAGCCTGCCACGAAGGGCTGATCTTTCCCCAGTTGCCGAGCGCTTCAAGGTTGAAAGCGAGCCCCGCGCTGATCACGTCCATCGATATTGGCCCTGACGTGGTGATCAGAACAAGCTCTCCACCGAGCTTCACGGCGGCGTCGTATTCAACGAGAGGGGGAGCATAATATTTGCTGATCAGCGAAAACGATGTCGCCGGGTCTCCCTGGTAGACGAGCACTTGGCCGGTGCTCATCACGATGCAAGTCGTGTCTCTCCATGGGAATACGCCCATGCAGTATCCACCATCAGCAATCTGGCTGCTCTGGAATACGGTGAACGGCCCCGTAACGTACATCGAGCCGCCATACCACACGTCCCCGCTGTTGACGACTGTCGCCCATAGCCGGTTCTGCACGCTCTTGATGGTCCGCATCTGGCTTATCGTCGGACCAGAGAAGCCGGTAGCGACAAGGCCAGCGCCGCCCGGCTGCCACCTCCACGGAGTGTCTGAACCGTTTACGCCAAAGACGTACCCGTTGAAAAAGTCCGTGCTCCATCGGTTGTTGGTGTATCCGCTGGCGAGCGTCGACGGCGTGCCGGACAGCACTTCGAACAAAGACCCATTTGACGCGGCCATGAGCTTCTGCGTCGATCCGCTGACATAACGCACGAGCGTCTGGACTGGATGCCCCGCGCCGGTCGCGGTGTCGCACCAAGCCTCGTATCCGGGGCGGACCTTGCACACGCCAACGTCAGGAAGCCAGTTGACGAGTTCGCGCGCTTCGTTGGGCTGCAAGTTCGTGAAGTGATCGCGCGTGTTGAGCCCCAACGTCGGCGCTGGCACGGGTTGCGCTTGGGCTGTTCCTGCCGATTCTGGGGTTATGATGCGCGAAACCATCAGACATATTCCTCAATTTCCGTAGCCAATTTCAGGAATATTCCCTCTTCCGAGCACGTATCTCGGGTTTCCTGTAACATCAATCATTGGCTGAGCACACGCGTCAAACCACTCAGCGTCTATAGCAGCAATATAGTTTGCCTTTTCTTCTGCGAAAGGAAGTGTCTCGCTCGCCTTTAATCTGTAAACTAGTCCAAGCGTCATCAAATCTTCTGCGTTATTATTCGGAAGAAATGAAGGATAATCCGTATCTGCCGTTAGCCACTTCTGAGGAATTCCGGCAGCATTTGAGCACCATGTCGATTCGAAATAGTCGAAGGCGATCACGCGCGCGTCAACCGGCGTCGGCGCGATCACCATGTTGCCGCCCTCCATGCGGAACCAAAACCGCATCCCGGCGATCACCAAACCAGACTGGAGCACCTGCCAAAACGAGTCTGTCGACGGCCCATTCATCGGCCAATGCGCGGTCCTGTCCCAATGGCTGCTATTGCTCATCCTCTGCCACGTAGTCGGCAATGGGTAGGCTGCCTGTCCTGGAACCGTGGTGAAGGTGTATGTGGTCTTCAGCTCTGGCCACTTGTGTTGGCGCTGCAAGTCTCGGCCAATCCTGTTGACCAAGCGCAGCGCTTTCTGTGCCGTTATGTCGGTGTTCCCAGCAACGTAGGAAGGAACCGCCATGCCGCCAATCTCTGCAATCGCGTCCTGCACTATGGTCAACAGTGTCATCTGTTATACTCCCGCCTCTTCTTGAGCTTTCTTACGCCATTTATTCCACTGGCCAACGCCAAGACCTCCAAAGAGGCTATCGTTTGCCTTCGCGAAGTCTTCGACGGTCATAACGCCGTGCTGCATCAGAACCGAGCGGGCCGAAACCGGGATTGCTCCCCAACCAGAAATAGGCGTTCCATCAGTAGGCTGTACAAAGTCTGATGGCTGCTCGAATGCCTTTTCCGGCGTCTCACTGTCGAGAGCCGCGAGCTGGCGTTCAAGCTCCTTGCGGCGATCTTCCTTTCCAGCGGCGGACAGCGCCACCTGACCGCGCACCGACGCGTGATATTCGTCAAGTGTCTCAGGTCCATCATAGTCTTCCATCTGGTCATGCGCAAACCCCATCACGACAGGGTCTTTCCGCTCTGGAAGGCCAGCGTTCCCATATTTGCGCTCGTACTCGTTGAAGGCGTCAGGAAAGCGCTTGCGCAGCGCACCGATGGTCCATTCCTCAACCGGCTGGACAGCAACGTCTTTGATCTGGCTGTTCATGATGCGCGACGCGACGTGAAGGCGCCATTTCAGAACCTCTCGCCCAAAGTGGCGCGACGCGGGGCGATCTAGATCCGCGACGTGCACGATCTGCCCTTTGACGTGGCACACCTTGCCGCCGTTTCCATCGGAGATGAAGCCCTCCTGATCGTCGTAGTTCTTCGTGAGCGGGACCATCTGCCCAATTTCGACGGGAGTTCCGAATAGATTAGTCATATTTATTCCTCTTGTTGGACTGTTGGACCTAATAGCGACCGCCCGGAGCAAGGTCCAACTCTCAACTCCGGGCGATCATCCGGCTCGATTTCTCAAGCCGAAACCAATTTTCCATTGTAGCAGATGAACCAACCCTCACGCTGATTATGCCTTACACCTGGGAAATGTCCAGCGAGTTTGACCCTCCACCACTCAGGATCGCGAATTGTGTTGTGCAGCGTGCCGACGCCAAGGATGTCACCGAATATTGCCTCGTTGTGGTCGATCTTGAAGAACACCGCTTTACTGCAAAGTTCTTTCATTTTACTTAGCACAACATCAATCTTGTCTTCTGGGATATGCTCCATAACGTCAACGCAATATCCGAAGTCAGCTGGTTTTACGACGCTTGGAATGCTCCACAAATTCGCGACGCAAAGAGGGATGTGCACGTCAGAATCAAGACAGTTCGCCGCGTGGTCGATGCCAAGGACGGAATAACCCTTCTCCTGAAGTTTCGCCGCAGCGCGACCGCTTCCACACCCGAAGTCGATGAAGGATGTGTAATTGGCCAACGTCACGTCATCCCTCACATGCTGCTCTGGTATGAGAAGTTCAAGCGCTCTGTCTACCGAATTCTCCCCTTCTGACCATTCCCGGTAAACGTCTGTCTGCCAGCATCTCCGATATTTATAAGCCTCACGCGCCTCAAGGGAAACCTGCGACGCGGAGCGGGCCGCCTCTTCGTCGCGCCACATGTCCGGCAGAAGGCCAGAGCCGCGAACGGTGATCGCCAATCCTGCGGCCTCGATCCGCTGGTATGTGGCAATGAATGCCTTCGCCTGAGACGCCATGGCGCGCGGCGAGTCGTACACCTTTCCATTGAAGAAATATTCGTCAGTCAAGGCGCCGTCGTTGAGAGGCTGACTGTACGCGTGATGGGCGCGCCCGGCCGCCGAGCTGTCGTATCCGTAGAGGTCTGCGCGGCGATAGCCCATCATGAGGATAAGGTTCAGGACGGATAAGCCAACTGTTGTGCCAATGCTGACGAGATGCGCGTTAGGCTCGATCTGTTTCGTCGAGCACGCGATATCGTCCCCCGCGTCAACGTGCCATAGGCGGACGTCACAGCCGTTCTCGCTGAGGAATGCGAATAAGTCGGGGTGACACTGCGCGGCAAGCAGATAGACCGTCCTGCGTGCTCCAGCGGCTTCATTCTCCATGGCGTGAGAGAGAAAGGTGATGTTTTCCCGGCGCGCGTCGAGCAAAACGTGGAAGTCTGGAGTGATGCCGTTGGAGCGAAGCCACTGCGCCGCCCCGTTGAGGCTGAACACCGCCGCGCCGTCCCGCTGCTTCGCTCTGATCTCCTCGATGTAGTCCGCCGCCGATGGGCCGCCGCCAACAACCACCGCGCCGTGAATTCGCGATCTCACGCGCGGGATGTCGCGCCACGTATTCGCCCTGACATTTTCCGCGATGTCTGAAGCTGGGGTGTTGCACACATCGACGAAGCGCGCCGGGGCGATGGCGTCAACCATATGTGGCATTGCGATTTCTCCCGGCCATCCTGGGAGCGTGTGGGGCTTCGGCGTCCCGTGGAATATGGCGATTGCCGGATCGTCGCCGGGTTCGCTCAGCTTCCAGGATCTAACGGCGCCAGGAACAAGCTCATCCCACGAGTAGGCGTATGGTCCGAACGCTTCGATGAAAGCCTGATCGCCACCGGGCCAGTCTTGAGGCTTTCCATTGCCCTCGTAGGCCGCCCACAACGCGTCCGTCTCGTCTGAGACCTCCCAGAACATAACGCTGCTCTGCAACCCTCCAAACGGCCCTGGATATCCCGAAGGCTGGACCATCACGAAGGCGTCTCCGAGCGTCGCCAGCGCGTCGATGTTGTGCCTGATCTGCGTGCTCAAATCGATGTAGAGTACGCGGTCGCCGTGCTCAAAGACTCCAGGCTTAAACATACCCATTTTTGCCCACCATCCTTTTAGAGAAGGATCTGGAAGGGGAGAAATCGTTGTCCCTGCTGGGAAAGCCTCTTCTGAATCTGTAAAGCAAATAAACTCAAAGTCTAACGAGCATAACTTGCGTACAGAGTTAAACAAAGCAATAGTATATGCTGCGCCACGGTCTTGGTAGTTACCAGCATTAACACAAGCGATATATAGCATAAGCGTTGGACCTTATGATTATGGCGGAGGATTGATCAGTTTCCTCCGCCAATTGTACCATGGATTTAGATCAAAAGCACCGGCCAATTAGCCTGGATTTCGGGAGACTTCGCCGATCCGCTCGATGTGGTGACAGTCACCAGACCTCCGATCTTGGTGCGGCCAGCCGCCGACGCCCTCAGCACACCCGCAGAACCGCTGGAAGTGGCCGGGCCATAGATCTTGCCGCTGTGGTTCAGGACAGCCTTCACCCGGCACTGAATGCCGGAACCGGCGATGGCAACCCACCCGTAATCTAGGATCGTGAATGCCACCTGAGCGAAACCAACCACATACCCCTTGGCCGCCGTGGTATTGGTGATCGACGTGGAATTGAAATTCTCGTCAATCGTGACGCAGTCGAACTGCTTGTGAGCGGTCGCTGCCTTGACGAAAATCCACTCAGTTCCGTTCTCCCCCTGAACGCGGGTGCCAAGCTCAAAACGCGGGCCGCCTTCACCAAGGGGGGGCGTAGCGCTCGGGGTGGTGCGATAGAAGTCAGCCCCCAAAGGAAGGTAAGACTTGATTGCAGTGTTAACGGTCATGCCGTCTCTCCTTTAACTCAATATTGAAGGTATAGCGGCTGTATTCCAAGCCGCTATACTTGTCAGGCGATGATAACACCCTGCAACGAGCGATTGCTGCAAGTCAGGTTGCCGCCCCAGTAAACCGGGACAACGAGAGCATCCTGATTGACAGAAGCCTTCTCCGGGTCGGTGATGAAGTTGCGGTCCTTGTGGGGCCGGAAGTGGAAGTAATCGGTGTTCAGGAAGTACATGCGGGTTCCGCTCGTCTCGCCGGGATCATAGAGAACGTCCGCATTCATGAACTGGATGCCGCCAGGGAAACCGGCGCGCGCCTCATCGCTTTTGACAAAACGCTGGTTGGTCTGAAGGCTATTCCAGTAGTATTTGAAATAGGTGTTCCCGGCGAGGATAAGATCAACCTCATCCCGTCCGCGAAGGGTCTTCAGATACATCGTGTCCATGGCACCCTGGATCGTGGTAGCCGACGCAGCGCCGCCACCGAGACCAGCGACGCTCGTATACTGCGACTGCCACCAAGTCTGCGCCGCCGAGTCGATACCGCCCACAGTCCCGGTAATCGGGCTATCGGCAACGAGGAACTGCAACCCCCCGATAGCAAGGCCGCCCGCCTCCGTGTTGCTGTAGAACAGCGACTTGGAGATGTTGTTCTTCATGGTCTTCTCAGCCACTAGGATGCGGCTCTTGACCAGATCGAACTTTGCTTCGCGACCGGAATTCTGCATCTGCTCGCGCCCGCTGATGGACACGTTGCAGTTTGCCTGCTTCCAATCGAACTGGGCGCTGGTGACCACATCGGAAGCGGACACGTTCAACACCTGATACCCGGCATACCAAGAAAACGTTCCGTTCTCTTCGTACATCAAGTTTTCGAGAAGGACATAGCCGCCCTCGGCTTCGTCAACGTTCCCTTTTTCCTGAAGACGAGTAAGCAACGCGTTATGCTTGAGCACGTTATCAGCAAGAGTTTCACGATAGTTTGCAAGTGTAGTAGAGGTGATCTCAGTCCACACCGTTGAAGGATAAGCAGTCATGGTGTTCTATTCCTTATACACCGAATTTAGTCATAGCAGCGCTTAACGCGTCGTCGAGTTGCATCCTACCCTTGACCTTCTGAGCAGCGCCCCCTGATCTGGGTTTCACAGACACGGCTTTCTTCGTCCGTTCCGCTTCCCACTCCTTGCGCTGGCTCTCGGTCTCAGCGGCCTTCAGTTGCCCCCTNACAGCGGGGTTCATCCACGCTGCCCGGTCATATGCGGCCTGAAGCTTATCGACGCCATANGGCATGGCGGAGACTTCAGGATCGTGAGCCATGATGTGCACCATGTGCTCTTGCAGCGCATCGAAATGCGGGTTGACCGGCGCGCCGCTGTCATCGACCTTGTGAGCGAACTCCAAAATCATGTTTGCGGCTTGGGACTGCTTCTGCTGGGCGCTGGTGTTGTATGCGCTCGATAACGCTCCTTTGATTGCCGCCAATTCCTGTTGCACGGCCTGAAGTTCTGGAGGGAGTGGCGTCACTGGTGCGGCTGGTTGTCCCGTGGAGGGGTCCGCCTGACCTTGCTGCGCGCCTGCCTGAGAGCTTGCGGCAATGCCGAGCTGTTGAGGCGTAATGCCCCTTGCGCTCATGATCATACGCACGTATGCGACAGGATCGCGTGTGTATTGATCGTGAAGTCCAAGAAGCTCCTTAACAACCTTCCCCTCGCTTAACCCGTGTCGCTGCATTTCTGCGCGGTGGTGCGGTTGGAAAGACTGCTTTACTTCCTCAGCAAATCTTGAGGACTCAGCGGATGCCATGGCCTTCTTGGTGAACCCTGCCTGTAAGTTCTTGACAAGCCTATCAACTGCCTGTTGAACTTCTTTCGGGGCTTCCGAGTATGCCTTGCGTTCTGCTTCAGTCCAACTCTTCGGCGCAAAGGGAGTGTCCTGTTCGGGTTCCTGCTTGGCGTCTTTCTGTTCACCGGCCTTCGTCGCGTCCGCCTTGGGCTGGTCCGTGCGTCCGCTTGAAGCGTCTTCCCGAGCTGATGCTTGTCCGCCTTCGCGGGGCTTGCTGTGATTGGCCTCAAGTTCATCTGCGCCGGTTTCTTCAGCCTTTACCGGCTTGGCTGNTTTCTCTCTTGCNCTGTCGTCGCGNGCGCGTGCTTCGACCTTGTCAAGGGCTGAATGCAATATATCATTGAGAGAGCCCGTTTGTCCACTCTCGCGGGTGCTGTCGGCTCCTGCTCTCACTTCTTCCATTGGAATTCAACCCCTGGTGTTGGACCTACGTCGTGATGCTTTTCTACTGCTGAAATATGGTCATCTAGCTTTACATCACCATATTGCCGTACATTATGGCATTTATTGTGGTCTCTCAACTGAGAACGTGAAGAAATCATCTTACGGTCTATCGGAGAAACAAACCCGTCTCCACCATATGCCCTGTCTATGTCTGGCATGACGTATGGAGATTTACTTGGTAACGGCTTTTCGTCTGGATCAGGCTCGTAACTTGTCCCGTCTGGACGCCAGCGCTTAAGATATCGCACCATTCGGTTGGACTCCCATGGTTCCGATTTGTTGAGCTACTTTCGCACGATGTTCGGCTAATTCCAAGGCTAAACGCTCTTGCTTCGCCTGTATGTCAGCCATCTTTCCTTGCATTTCTGCTTGGTGCTGCTGCTGTTTCTGCTGGGCGTCCTGCGCCTTGGCCGCCATGTCTGCCTGGTGTTGCTGAAGCATCGCCTGGGTGTCTGCCTGATGCGACGCGGCTTTCATCTGCGTTTCCTGCTGGATTGCCTGCGCCTTGGCCGCTGACTCGGCAGCCTTCGGGTCTTTACTCGCCTGCGGAGGTTGCTTTGAAATCTTGTCGAAGCAATCGTTGATCGCGTCGTCGAACGCCTGCCCAACCTTGAACGTGTTCGCGGAAAACGTGACAAGCTCCTTCGCGAGAGGGAGCAAAGCCGGGTTCTGCTGCACTGCCGGGATAATCTGCGCCATTGTCTGCATGAAAGCCTGCATGAAAGCGATGGACTGCTCCTTGTTGACCTCGTCATCGTCAAAGGCGGTGTCGTCCGTCTCCACGTCCACCATGAACAGGCGGCGCGCGTTGGAGCGGATGATTTCCTGAACGTCCTCCCATGGAACGGCAGAGAGAGTTTCCTGCAAATCTTCGATGCTGTCAGGGTCTACAGGAATTGGCGCTGGCGGCTGCGCGGCCATTGGTGGCTGTCCAGGCATGGGCTGGCTTTGCGCCATCTGGGCGGCGGCGTGCTGCTGCTGGATGGCCTTGAGCTGGGCGATTGCCTGCTTTGCCTGTTCCTGGTCGGCGCGCGTCGGAAGGGAGATACCCGTCATCTCTTCGAGCTGCTCTCGGGTGTAGTGCTCCGCAATCAATTCGGCCTTGATCCTGTACACCTCTCGCACGAAGCGCTGAACCATGCGTTGGCGCCGGGACGATCTGTGCGAGCCGAACCGAGCTTTGAACTTCTCAGCCGTCGCCGTCGTGTCTGGATTGCTCTGCCCGCGCATGATGTCGCTTATCCCGCTGATCTCGTAGATCCGCTGAATTGTGGCGTCAATCTTCATGTCCACGGCTTGAAGGGCTGTGACGATGGGGGCCAGATCGCGCACCATGAACGCAGCCGCGAGACCTCCAGAAGCCTGTAAAGCCTGATAGTTCTTATACGGGACAAACTCGCCATCTTCTAACCTTGCTGTGTCGGGAAGGTTATCGTCTCCAGCGCTTCCATATATTCCACAATACTTCAAAGACTCCGAAAGTCTATAAGATCTAGTTGTGAGCCTATCAAGCTCGTTGGCTTGGTCCTGATACTGCACGAACAATGGAACCGGAATAAGGCTGTTCGTCGTCTTGATCATATACAGCGGATGCGGGCAAGGGAAAAAACCCTTCAGACTATACGGATCATCATCAGCCTTTATAACTGTTGGGTAATCTTCGGCAATGTAAATCCTCTGACGAGTCTCCTTCGCCCAAATCTCCCAGACTGCCGCCCGCTCTACGTTCTCTTTGCCGGGGCCGACAAGGCTTTGCTTCGTGTTCTCTGATGTGTTCTCGATCTCATAATTGAGCGGGATTTTGTCCGCATACTCTGGGAACGAGTCCTCAAGGTCTGATCTGGAAAACAGGTGCATGCGCGCCACCCACGGCACTTCAGACCAGCGGCGAGCCGGACCCATGCGGAAGAACTCCCAAGGGACATGACAGATCTGCGATTCGAGCCAATCAGCATCGCTCGGGCCGTCGATCTCCTCAAGGTCTATCCAGACTTGGCCGCGCCCTGGAAGGCACGCGTCCTCTATGCAGTCCTCGAATTCCTTCTCGCAATCGTAGGAATGGCCCTCAACAGTCATAGACTTTTCGAGCACGGCGGCGGCTGCGCGGGCGATCTTCGTTTTGCGGCCAGGACGCGGAAACATGCGTCGAACGTCAGGCGTCCCCAGATCGACGCACAGATGGCTAAGCAAAACGTCCGTGTTCGAATATAGGATGTTCGTCTTCTTGTCGGTCGGCTTATTGCTGTGGATCTCAAGGCCGCGCTCTTGCCGATGCCGGGCGATGATGTCGAGCCCCTTCTTGCGCCATTTGTCTTCGCGCATGCCAGCGGCTTTGATCTCGGCGTGCCAGACTGACGCCGCGTCGCCAGCGCTTACGGCGCGGTCCTCATCGTCAGTGGTTTGGCCGTGCTGCACGTCGCCCATGTCTGCGCCAGCTTCAGCAGTGCTGCTCATGCCCTTCTCCTTGCCTGCATCTTGTGCATGTCGTCGAACGTCAACGGGCGTGTAGCCGCCTTGAGCGCGTCTTCTATGGCCACTGGCCTAGGCTTAATCCACGGGCGGCTCATAACGCCGTATCTGACTGAGTCGGCTGCATGATCTTCAGCGTTGGTGTCCAAGTCTTCTGGGTTTGTCTTGTCATGTTGCAATATTGGTATTGTTCTTATGGCATGCTTCGCAGTAGAGAAGAAGAATATCATGGGATGCCCGTCTTCATCGCCTATAAGGCGTTGGCGCAGCATATCCCATCCGCCCATTTTCCCCACGCGTTTGTTGTCCGCTCTGGAAAAAACAACCCCGCAATCGAACATGCGCTCGGCAATGCTCGGGCCGCCATCCTGCGCGAAGCACGCCGGGTCGATCACGCTTGCGCCTGCGTTGATGGTGTAGGCCGCCTCCATAGTGCGGATACCCTTCGCCACGGCCTCCACAGTCATCTTCAGCCCGACGTTTGGCGATGATGCCCCGTACCACTCCATGAAGCACACGAGCGCCCCACGCGGAATTATGGTGCCATCTGGGTGAAACCACTCTTCCCCGGCGACTGCCCACCAGTGGAAAGCGAACGGCTTCGCGCTGCCCCAGTCTCCGGAGCGGAACTTCGCCCACCAGTTCGGGAGGGTGCACGGCTCCAGGATGTGGCGCGCCATGCTGAACTCGGTGAAGAACGCGCCTTCGATTGCGTTCCAATCCCCGTCGAGCCATGCTTTCACGAGCTGCGCAGATCCTGATTGCTGGAGACCGGCGACATATTCGTTTCCTAGATATGGATTGTCTTTCAGGCTGCTGGGGATGAACACCCGGCTTTTGCGGATTGTTTCACCGTTGAATGGATTGGTGAAGTCCTCGTACAGAACCTTCATCCCGAGCGGGTCAGGGTCGATGTAGCGCTCTTTGATCCACGACGCGCCCGGACCTCCTGGGTTCCCGGTGGCGTGGAATTGGCAAGGAACGCCTGCACCGCTGCGCAGCGTCGCGATCATCTTCCTGACGGGAACCGGGCTTGGCCAATGCCCCAACTCTTCGAAGAAGACATCCGTGTACGAATGCCCCTGATAGTTGTCTGCGTCGTCGTCGTTGTCGAGATAGGCGAACTTCAGGCGCGCGCCATTGGGGAACGTCCACTCCTTCTCAGACTTCGAATATTTCGCCTTGATCGGACCATAGATGCGCTTCGAACGCTCGATCACTTCTTTCAGATCGGTGAACGTGCGGCGGAAGAATATGCCGATGGCAGCCGCCCCGTAGCGCTGCGCCTTGATGGCGAACTTTCCAAGCATGCCATCGGTCTTGCCGCCGCCCCGCGCGCCGCCAAAGAAAATCTCATCTGCTGGACATGTCATCAGCCACGACTGCGGACCCGGATTAGGGCGCCACACTACCGTGACCTTGCGCCCATCCTTCAACATCCTGTTCCTCGTCGATCTCGGGTGCGGCGATCACGAATATCTCGCCGGTCTGATTGATGCGCTCCTCGAATAGCCCGATGTTGTCCACCTTGCCAAGCAGTTCAAGGGCTTTGTTGGAGACGCTGCCCTCTGGTTTTTCGCCTTCCTTGAAGCCAAGTTCGGCGTTGCGCATCAGGCGTTCAATGATCCATTCTCGGGATAGCCCAAGGGATTTCGACGCGGCTCCATCATGCTCAGCCTTAAGATAAGCAATGCGTGCCTTAACATTGCTGTCTTGCATGATGTCATAGGCCCTCCTGCGTATCGTCTCCGGCTTCATGGACTCGCAGTTGAACGCCGCTCGGTATGCGTCGCTTGAGTTCGATGTCTCAAGATACGCCTTGCAAAATGCTTCTCTCTTTAGGGTTAGACCGTTTTCGTCTTTCCTGCCTGCCATGGCGTTGGACCCTCCTTGGCTTGCCGTGGTTTGTGCTCTGATCCGATAGGGATTTGAACCGACGACCTGAAGCTCTACCGCTGAGCTACCGGATCAGAGTACGCACTCCGGTGTTATTCTGAACCGTCGCCCTTGTTGCGGCGCGTCTTGCGCTCCATGTGGGGGCCTTCGTGGTAGTTGGTGCGCTTGTCGGCCAACACTCCTTCGCCGGGGCGGGAATGCGTCAGGCGGGGCGCTCCGTGGCGATCCTTGCCGCTGGTGTGCTTCACGCCCTTCTCGCCTTCGCGCTTGCGTTCGGCCTTGCTCTCGCTCTTCTCGCTGCCCATGGGGGCCTCCTTCGTTTTCCGCTCCACCTTGGGAGAGCCCTTGCGGAACTCCTTGGCGGCTTTCATCGGCATTGGGGTCTTACCCTCCGCCTCAAGCTTTGCGCGTCCCTTGGGGCTGCTGGACATGCCAGCGAAGCCCCTCTGCGCCTTACTGACTGCTGGCATTGTCGGTTGCCTCCAATGGGACGGGTGCGATGCTGACGCCCTTGGCCTGTTCGAACTTGACGAGGAAGTGGCCAGCGGCCTGAACCGCTCCTAAGCCTATGTGCTTCACTGCCGCGTCTAGAAGCTGGTTGAGAGCTGACTGCTCGCCGTCGTCGAGAGTGATGGTGATCGATGCCATGTTGGACCTTACGAGGTTGGTGCTGTGAGTTCGAGGTAATGGATGGTGACACGGACGCGCCCGGTGTTGTCGCTGGGCGTGGTGTCTGGGGTGATGCGGACTGACTGGAGCGTGGCGCTGTAATAGGCCCCCGCCTTGGTGCCCTTGTCCGTCGCGTTGAGCGTCTTGGCGACTGCCGCCGTCGAGAAGGCCGCTGTGCTGCCCGAGACGCCAACGGTGAAGTTCGTCGTGCAGGTAACGGCCGCCGTCACGCGGACGGTGACGCCAAGCACGATGGCTCCAGCCGGGATTTGAATTCCCGTGTCGGTGTAGGCCGCAACCGCTATGGTGGTTACCTCGGTAAGCGACTTGACTTGGCAGAGCTGCCCTGTGGTTGTCGCCGCGCTCATCAGATTGGCGTTGAACAGTGACGGGACGTTTGCCGAGCTGATCGTGATGGCGTCGGTTACGGCATACCCAGCGAACAGATGCACTGCATTCGCGGTGATGGTTCCGATAGCCAAATCGCCAGTGGCGCAAGTGACATAGGTTGCAGTCGGCAAATCTCCAGAGCAAGCCGTACCTGAGAACGTGTCTGAGTTTATGCCAATGCATCCATACTTAGCACTGTCTGTACCTGCATTGTTGGATACTACAATATTCGCGGAAGAACCAGCCCCATTTGTGGAGTTGCTTACTATCAACTGAGTCCACGTCGCAGAAGCTGCGTTGAAGGACGCGAAGTTGCCAAGGGCGTTGTAGGGGATTGTCCCGCTGGAGAATGCACCCTGATTGGTGGCGCTCGTGGTGTCTTTGGTGCTGATGACATTGCCCACGTGTGTGCATGCCGGTGTGATCGTGACCGCGCCAGTGGAGACGCTGCCAATTCCGATCGTCCCCGAGCCCTTGGCATTGATCGTCAGGTTTGTGTTCGACCCGCTGTCGATGGCAACCACGGCCACGGTCCCGCCAGTCGCCGCGCCAGTCACCTTTAGGCCAGCGGCCTGAGATGCCGTCGATGCATCGATCACGAAAGCCGGGTTCGTGGCGCCGTTGAGCCCGATGGCGAGAGCAGACGCCCCGGCGCTGGTGACTGTCTGGGCAGCGGTGAACACGTTGGCGATGGCCAGCCCCGGTAGAGTAGCGCTCACGCTCGGAAACGTGATGGTGGTGCTATCGGTCCCGGTGATCGTAACGCTGCCGTTTAGCGTGGGGGCCTTCCCAGCCTGCACGGTGAGCCGGTAAAGGTCCGTGAAGTTGGTGTTGACCTTGATCCATGCGGCGCGGTCGGTGTCGCCTGTTCCGTCGTTGGCCACTGTGCCGACGCCGATTGTGAGCTGAGCCATTATGCCCTATCCGTTTTCAGGCGCGAGCTGTCGGCGGTGTACGCCCCCGCGTCGGTTGTCATGAGTCCGTTATCGGCGGTTCGCAAGGTGCAGTCTGCTGTCGCTCCAACCGCGTCAGTGGTCCAAATGCCATACTGGTTTTGCAGCGTTGGCATATCATCCCATCTGGAAAAACCACGATTCGAAGCATATGCGACCATCGCTCCGTTGATATCGCTTATCGACGTTCCCAGCCTGGAGTTTATCCACGCGAGAAGACGCCCACTCCATCCGCCATTGGGGATAGAATTGGCGTCAAACAGGGCGTTCCAGTCGCCGTTATAGGCAAGCGCCGAGCCTGTGATGTTCCTTACAGCCTTTTGGATCAGCGCTTGATTATCCACTTATGCGGCCCTCGCTTCATCGACCCACGCCCAAGTCTTTCGATTTATCGCCAGTGCGATGGTGTCGGCGCGGACTGAGAATGCAGCCGCGATATCCTTTATAAGCTCTCCAGCAGTCCGGCGCAAGCGCGCGGCGCGGACAACGTCTTCAGACAAAACGCGCAATGGCTTTCCGCGGCGTCGTGCTCCAGCTTCGGCCATGTTCTCTTGGTGGCTTATCGCCCGGAGGTGATGCGGGGCACAGCAGCGCGGGTTGTGGCACGAGTGAGAAACTTCCATTCCCGCTGGCACTTCTCCGTGAACCAAGTTGTAAGCGATGACGTGGGCGATGGCCCCTGACTTTTCTGCGTTCCAGTAAATCCCGTACCCACCGCAGCTAAGGGAATGCTTCCACTCCCAGCATCCGCTCGATGAACCTACGTTAACCTTATCCCAGAACTCTTTATTGCTTGCTAATACTTTAACGGGAACTCCAAAAAGCTCCATCTGATTTTTGTTCTTCATAACCGTATAACCTTTGTTGCTGTTCGGCGTTGCTGGACAGGCGATGGACAGGGAGCTACCCTTTAACGTCCAATCGCCTCCTACCCAGCAACGGGTTGTCATGAAAATATGGGTGGTTAGATGATGAATGTCAAGGTATTCATTCACTTATTTGCCACTGGATACCACAAACCGTCTTGGCCTTTCATCGTGATGGAAACAGACCCCCTGTCGTAATCAGTGCAGCGCTTCACATCTGCGGTTTCGTTGTAGTGGCACACATACCGTCCAACAGTCTTTCCATAGGTGTCTTCTGCTGTGATCATGGTGGACATTATCCCCCCAAACATGGCGTATGCTTCTGTTTCGCATTTCCCGTACTGGGGAAAGCACCTCCTGACGATGCTTGGCGTCCCTCCGTTCTGCTGGATCGATGCGGCAATGAGCCCCTTTGCATGAGAAACCCATTCCCTGTCGTGGCGGCTCATGGCGCTGGCTGGCGCGGTGAATGCGGCGATGACGAGCATGGCGGCGATGATGGTTTTGTTGGACATGCTATTTCTCCGTTTTGGGTGTGAATCAACACGCGGATTTTGGCGTGTTTTGTTGGTGAATGTATATGTTTATCAGTGCGTTAATTGGTGTGAATCGGGTTTTTAGGAAAACTCCGAAAAACACAGGGGCAATACGGAAGGTCGCGGGCGGAGAGCTTCTTGTCAATTCCGGCGTCGGCGAGGGTTGGTGCTTCGCTACGGAGTTCCGACGCGGAACCCCGTAACCCGTCTCGTTTCGAGATATCGCGCGCCCCGGCCCGCAGTCCCGTGGTTCCATCGCGGAACCACGGAGGACGGGGTGATTTTTTGCGTGTGTAGATCTACACACGCATGTCGCCCCCACGCGCGCGGGGAGGACCGGTTAACCCCCTAGTTGCGTCACGCCGCTCGGGCGCGCCCCAGCTTCCACGATGTCCCGCCGTGGGCATGGCTGAAAATGCGCGGCCATCCGTCGTTGGCGTACAGCACGGCGATGCGACGATCACCCGCGTAATTTGGGTCTTCAGGATCAGCGCAGCGCATGCGGTCGTACCGCGCCGGGTTATCCAAGATCGCCGACACCGTGGCGCTCGTCCCATCGGCGAACAGGATCTCGTCAGTCGGTGACAGGGAACCGTTGCTCAGTGCGGCCATGCGGCGGCGCTTAACCGCCTCAGGATCGGCGCCAGAGCGGATGTCAGCCTCGGAACGCCTATCGACGTAGGCAACACGGCGCTGATGCTCTTCCGGCCGTGCAGCGGCTTGTGCGCGGCGTACAGCGGCGCTGTCCTTCCTCCACTCGGCTTGGGTGATCTTGCCGGGGCCGCCGCTGATCGCCGCCTCTGTGTCGATGTCGGCGCCGGGAAAGAACAGCGGCTTGAACTTGGTCTGGACCAGTCCGTCATGCAGAACCGGGGCACCGGCGAAATCCAGCCTCTCAGGCTGCCACACAGCCCCGTCGACGGGCGAACGGAGAAGCATCGACCCAGCGGCGCTGAATTCAATCCGCCCGTGTCCGGCCTCCCAGAGGGCATTCATGATGGCAAGGCCAACGAACGGGATGTTTTCCGCCTTGTCACAGATCGCGTAGCAGCGAAGCGAACCCGGCCCCGTGAGGGGGGAGAAGTCCGCACTGCTGATGAAAGCGCTGACGCTGGGCTTGTAGAACCGTGCGGAGCCAGACCACCAAGGCAGCAGGTCGCAGAGCATGGCGTCGAACTGGCGCGACTTCATGGGCTGGCTTCCGTCCTTGGGCTTGTCGATGTCCAGCATCAGGACACCGCGACGCAGGGGCCAATGGAAATGCTCGGCGTCGCGGGCGACAACCGGGACACGGCCGCCGCGCAGCTTTGGCAACCGCTTCTGTGTGGTGACGCGCGCCGTCGCGTATTCCGGGACGCCGTAGGTCATGGCTTGCCGGGAAGACAGCCCATCGAGCACGACGGAGAACTCATGAAGATCGGAGACGCTGAGCACGGTCACTGTCCCGTTGACGAGGTCGGCGGCTGCCGTCTTCGTCAGCACGCCATTCGGGAATGTGAAGCTCTTGGACAGGTTTCCGTCAAGGTTTTCGATTTTGGTGATGCGGATCATGCTGTCACTCCCTGAGACTTTTTGGATTTGGAATATGCAATTCTGCGAGACTTTATGAAATTCCAGACTTCCGTATTTGGAGGACGTTTGAATTCATCTAATCCCCTAGGCCAAACACCGAATTTGTCTCGATACTGGTTGCGAACCCATCCTTCTTTATATTTCTTATCTTCTTGAATGTACTTAAACATTGAGTACCAATTCTGCTTTTCTTCTTTGGAGTACGTCTTCTTCCCGGTGATCTCGATCAACTCTCCGGCCGCATGCACCAGCTTTGACGATTTCCTGAACCCATTATCGAACGCGCAGTTCGGGCAAACTTGAACCCCTCTCGGCATGACAAACTGACAATTCATGCACTCGCGGGGCTGGCGCTCTTCGCGTTCCTCCTTTGCCTCCTTCTTCTCCTTGGGGGTAGGCGGCTTCCCATCGTCCAGACGTTCGTGGTGGATGTCGGTCACGTATCCAAGGTTGGTGGTCGTGTTGGTGTGGTCCAGGAGCACGCAGTTGTGGACTAGCCTATCGTTTGCAGTGAACCTCTGTAGGGGCCCTGCGTTGAGAATGTCCCATACTTCCCTTTTGGTTTGCACGATGGCGTTTGCCATCTCTCTATTATCTGACTGTCCGTCAATGTCCTCATAAGTCCCATAAGGGTTGCATCCGCATACATTATCTCCGGATGGGAATTTCTGAAGGACACAAAGCGTTCCCTCTTCTTCCCGTCTGATTTCCTCGTGTTGTTCTGCTGTGCTGTAGCATTTGCCCATCTTAGGTTTCCCGGAGCGTAATGTCCTTGATTGTCCTTTCTGTCTATCTGCATGTTTCTGCTCTGGACTCCAAGATTTTCCGCAATCCACGTAGCCGCCTCGTTGGGGCCAGAAAAGAGGAACTTTATTCCTCTCTCCCCGTAATCCTTGTAGTGTACAGATCGTGGATTCGTGCATCTTGATTGCTGAGCTTGGCAACGGTTGTACAACCATTTGGGAACAGTAACTGGTTTCCTCCCATTGCAGTGAGGACATGCTGCTGTATTCGGCCTCTTCCTTATATTGTGGAAAAGAGCCATGTGAGTCTTCATGCACCTCCCGCACGAAACTTCCACACGAAGGTTGAATGTGCTCTCTTCCGTTTTTCTGGAAACTATCGTTAGAGAACCGTATTGGCTTCCCACCAAAACCTGTGCGAGCAATCCTGAGGCATCTACTAGCTGCCTCTTCAAGCGTATTCCATCCTTCATCTGTCATAACCTTATGATCTGGTGTTGCCACAACTCCGTCATATTCTATTACACTCTGGATTCCTTTGCATACTGCTCCAGAGTGCCTGACGAAGCTATACCCGTCCCAAACCTTGTGGTCAAGTGTTATATTCTGAATTCTTACATTTCCTTTGTCCGTAAGGATCATAGTATCTCTTACCAGACAGTCGGCCTTGCCTGGCGCCGTGCGGAGCATGCGCCCCACGATCTGGACATAGAGGATTTCGCTCTTGGTCGGCCGGGCCAGGATGATGCAAGAGACGATTGGCCAATCGACGCCAGTCGTGCAGCACCCGACGTTGAAGACGATCTTCACCTCCCCTGACTTAACACGGCGCCCTATCAACTCCCGTTCGGCGCGTGGGGTATAGGCGTCAATGTAAGCGGTGGAGACGCCCGCACGGTCGAACTTCGTCTGAAGGGTCTGTGCATGGGCGCAATCGACGGCAAAGCACAGCGTAGCGCGATCCTCGCCCTTCTCAAGCCATGTCTGGACGCAATCGGCAACCAGCTTCGGCTTCTGCATCTCCGTCGATAGCTGGCCCTCGTGGTAATCGCCAGCCACGTCATTGACGCCGGACAGGTCAGGCTTCTCCTTCGACGCGAACACCCGGAACGGTGAGAGATAGCCCTTCTCGATAAGATCCTTCGTCGTCGCCGCAATGATCAGATCGTCGAAGTCCTTCCCGAGCCCCTTCGTCCATGGCGTCGCCGACAGCCCGATGAAAGGCGTCTTCTCCCACCCGTCGTAGCGCATCCACTGGCTGAGGAACTTCGACCGGATGTGAGCCTCATCCACGAGCACGAAGGCAGCCTTGGGCAACTGACGGCGTTTCAGCGTGGCCAGACAGGCGATCTGCACAGGGGCCCTGGGGTTGGTCTGGGGATGGTCGGCCTGCATCACGCCAACGTCGTAGATCCCATCTGCAAACAGGCTGCTGTAGGTCTGGTCCACGAGCGAGATGGACGGAACCGTCATGATCACCTGATTGCCCTTGGCGAGCGCTCCGTTGATCATATGGCCAGCGAGGGCTGTTTTTCCCCCACCGGTGGCGAGCTGAAGCATGGGGCGGCGATGGCCTGTTGAAAGAGAAGACCTGATCGACGAAATGGATTCGACCTGATAAGGACGCAAAATCCTGGTCATGCCACCCTCCTCCATCTTTTCGTTCCAACAATTGAAGTTATATGTTGGCGGCAAACTGAATACTTTTTTGCAATTGTTTTGTGGTAAACGCCTGATGACGCTAGAAGCCTTATATCTCTAATGTCTTCTTCTGTAAGTTTAGCCCTGTAGTGGTGTTCTCCAAAGTTTTTCACAAGTCCATTATCACGGGCATGGTCGTTATTATACTTATACGTGCACCACAAAAGGTTTTTATGATTGCAGTTAAGCTTATTACCGTCCTCATGGTTAACTATAGGGTAATCATTTGGGTTTGGTACGAAGGTTATAGCAACAAGCCTGTGGAGTAATTCCTTGTGTCCTTTCTTAGCACCATCAGCCATGAGCGTAGAATATCTATATCCTTTCTTGTTCATGGCATCAGACATGAACCTACCACGCCTTATAGTGCTATAAACAACTCCAACGTTATTTATAAGATACCTGTTGTATCCTGGTATGGGCTTAAAGCCTTCGAGGTCAGGTGCGTTCTCGGTCATGACACCACCACGGAGTTGCAGATTTCAACCGTGCTCGTCAAAGTCGAAACTCGCCCTACCCTTCCACAACCACCGCTTGTGCCTTCCTGCGCGTCAGATGAAAGCGGGGAGGAAGGAACGCCGTCGTCGCGGCCGTCGCTTACCGCTTCCCCCTTGTCGTCGTTTTTCGGCGCAGCCGTAAGAACAATGTGTGGAGCATCTGAGTGCTCCAAAGTCGGGGTAGTTTGGAGCACTCTGGATGCTCCAAAGTCATCGTCATCCGGACTTTGGAGCACACAGGATGCTCCAAAGTCATTTTCTGGCGTGGATGCACCGCATCCGGATGACACGAATTCAAAGACCTTTGATACGGGTATGGTGAGATTGTAGACTTCCGTAGGGCGCCCAATTGAACAGAAGGATTTCATGTCGCCAGTGGCTGACAGGTATCCTATGGAAACAAGCCTTTTCACACATTTCGCTATGGTTCGCCTGTGGAGGCTCGTCACGGCTTGAACCGATCTCCCTCCTGGGCATGCGCCAGTTCCATCGGGAGATGAAAACATGGTGAACGCCATGGCCACGAGCTTTACGTTAGGCTCCTCGTCAGATAGAGAAATCGTCCATTTCCAGGCTTGCAGGAATGAAGTGTCAGACCTTATGAAACGGCTGGCAAGTCTATCAATCGTGGCCTGTTCTTCCGTCTTGACAGGCGCAGTGGTTACGCTATTATTCATGTGCTTATTCACTTTCGTTATGGGGTTCCAGCCCCGTAGCCTCGGATATCCCCGGACACCAAATCCGGGGTTTTCTGTTTTTGGATGGTAGGCGTTTCGCCCACCTTGCGCCACCTTCATTTTGGTGAGCGTTACCTCTTCCCCAGATAGCTGACGTTTCCTGACTCGCGCACGACGGCGAGCTTCTTGGGCGGCGGAGGGCAAATCGCATTGCAGACGCGGACGATTTCTCTCGCCTCGGTCATGATCTCCTCGGGGATGAACTCGTCAGCCATTTCCTCGGATGTGGCTCCCGGCCAATACTTCACAGCCAGTGACCAGTTCCGATAGCCGCCAAGGCCATAGACCACGGCAAGGATTTTCTCGTAGTGGTCAGCATGATCTTTCCCGCGCTTCATGTCCTGCCCCCCAAGATTGCCGCGGTGATTTCCGCCTCGTACAGCCTTACCGCGGTGCGGGCGATGTCGCCGCGACGCCCCGGAAAGATCGGCTTGAGGATCTGCGCCGTCTGTGCCATATTCTGGGTTCCCACCCTACCCGCCCCACTCGGGGCTGCTCCAGCACTCTGGAATTTGGAACCCTCCGCGTTTCTGGCGCCGGGGGTTTTGAATTTGTCAGTCATCGATCTTCACTCCCATCTTTTTTGCAACTTCGCGAACCTGATCCACCCGGCACTCAGGAACCATTCCCTTGCGGCTCCATCCGTAAACCGTGTTGTGCGATATCCCGAGACGGCGCGCCGCCTCCCGCATCACCCCGCCGCCGATGGCGTCTATCACCTTCTTGTAGGTCATGACTTCTCCTTTCCCTTCTTCGTCTTCTTCGGCTGCGCTGCAAGGCGCTTCGCCTCTATCGCCATCATGGCTTCCACCCAATCGTAAGTTCCGCTGTTCATGTCTTCGTCCTCGGTGTGTGTCTCGTCTGTTTGCAAACATAGCCATGCCGTTCGGTGTTTGCAAACAAAATCGTCACCACCTTTGATCACAAAAACGTGATCGTTTGGTGAATGAGTGGTTCTTGACTGGTGAATGGATAGATACTAAATGATGGTCATGAGGAAAACACACACACAAGCGGTGACATTCACCATACCACAGAGGGACTACATTAGAGAGGTGGCGAAGCGCCTCGGTGTAAGTTTCTCAGAGGTAGTCAGACAGGCAATCGACAAGTCAAAGCCAAAGGGAAAAGATCAATGAGCAATTCAACCATATCCAACAATGGTGAAGACACGTCTTGTAACCTTAATATACTTACAGATGCAATGTTTAATATCATAAATGTTAAGCGTGATACTCCGGAAGATACTGTAACTGAAATGTTGCGAATAGCGGTTGAGGCTCTGGTTGATATAGAAGAAGACGCAGAACCTTCACATAAGACATTAGACGTTTAATACAAACCAGCAATGTAAGGAATAGAACAATGGATTTCGTCGCCGGAGTGACAATGTGGCTTCAGATCATCACTGTAATTGCGATCACAGAGGCAATCGTGATCGCCATTGGTTGGATGCGCCTTGAGGAAATCGTGCGCCACGTCAGGCGAATGGAACGGATAATCGACGAAGGCGAAGCTGACCAAGAGAGCCTTTGAATTGAAGCGCCCCGG